GAGGCTAGTGCTTTTTTAGATGTTGATGTGTAATTACAAGACTCGTAATCAGTTTCAAATATATCTAATTGTTTCATATATTACCTATCTTTTAAATTTTTAATATAAGTTGTAGCAATATCCATAGAAGAAAAATCTACTAGATAATTATAATCATTATGATCTCTACAATTTTGATTTTCAGCAGATTTTTTAATTTTAAATACTGATACTGAATTGTCTAAATGTTTTACAATTTTCCATTTAAACTTATTTAGATATTTAACTGACTTGTTTATTCTCATTTTTTATCTCTCTGTTAGGTGCTGGGCTTGGAGAGAGAGGCCAAACCCAACACAATTAAGTATTAGATATGAAAATAAATACTTCGTTCTTTGCAGAACAACTCTCTCTAACATTTTTTTATTTATAATCATATCGTTAATTGATTCGTTTTTTATAACTGATTTGTTTTTAAATCAAGAAATAAAACTCTAATGCGAATAAATAGTTAAAAAAGCTAGGTTTTATGCGATAAATTAACTATTGAATTTTACAACTCATTTAGTAGTATTTATTTATAAAAAAAAGGAGAGAAAAAAAATGAATGATTATAATATAAATCAAAAACTAACAGATGCAAAATCTGGCAACTATTTAATTCAAGTTACTAAGATTGGAGATAAAAGAAGATCAAAGTTTTGTTCTTATGAATATTACTGTGATGTTGATTTTAAAATTACTGATCTTACTAATCCTAATAAAAAATATGGTGTTATGTGTTCAGGATTTGGTTCTAAACCAATAGAATTAAATTCTAATACAAAATATTATAATAGTATGTATTGGGATTGGCAAAACTTTGAAGAAGAACTTTTAACTAGATTGTTAAGAGATCAAAATAATATAAATCAAAATGGATATTATCCAAAGGAGAGAAAATAAATGAAAAAATATTCATCAATTCAAAGATGGGATATATTTCCTAATAGATATAGAGTTAAAAATTATCAAGATAAAAAATGGGAGTATATTGAAATAGATAAAGGTAAATGGATTTTTAAAGGAATTCCATTTTCTAATGCTACTTTATTAACACAACATTTAAAGATTGAAAATCAAATGTATAATTTGGAGATTAAATAATGGACATTAATACTTTAGAAAAAAATATCATAAATAATTCAAGACAATATAAAAACAACAAATCAACAATGTTTGGAATTAATTTAGGATTAGAACTTAATCAAAGACTTACTAATTATGCTAATCAACATGGTATATCAAAATCATCAGTTGTTAAAACTTTATTAAAAACATATCTTGATGAAAAGGAGTCAGCATAATGAAAAAAATAATAGACACATTAGAATATATTTCTTTTGGAATTATCATGTTGTATTTTTTCGCTGGTGGGTTTAAATTAACCATAGATTATTTAATAGGAGTACAATAATGCAGAGTTATACTACTGAAGTAATTAAAACTAAAACCAGAATATATACTTATCGTTATTTTGGTAAAAACTTAATCTGGTCAAGTTGGAGAAAAAATAATGAGAATACCAACTAATTCTACTTTCACTAAAGAAATATCAAAACAATTTAAAAGAATATTCCATAAGGATATGACTTTAGGTGGATTACAGGATTTACAGGAAGAAGTTAATTTAATTAACCCTGTAGATAGTTACTTGGAAGATCAAGTGACTCAAATAAGGAAAGCTAATGCAACCAAAACAAATGTTCAAGATGCAAGAGCAGTTAGATCGAAAGAAACAGATGGAAAGAAATTTGTTGAGACGACTGTTCAAAGTGAAAGAACAAAAGAAAGATTTGGAGTTTAAACTTCATCATTTGAAGTACCATCAACCAATTCTTTAGAGAGGAAAAACAGAAGATATGAAAAAAACAATACTAATATGTGGGCTACTTGCCACCCTATTGCAAAGTTGTGCTAAATACGAACCAATCGTGGACACAAAAGGTAGATCAAAATTTGAAACTTCCAATGCTAGTGAAATTTCTGACGATATTTTACATTGTAAAGATTTAGCAAAAAGAAATACTACATTTGCAAGTAATATAAGTTTTTGGTTAATGAGTCCAAAAGCTGAAACTAAATATGCTGATATATACAGAAAATGTATGTTAGGCAGAAACCACCAAGTGCTAAACTAGAGGAGAGAAATATGTGTCATGGAACTAAAAAAGAACTTAGACCAGTAATTGAAAATACAATAAATAAACTTGTATCTATTTGTAATATAAGCACCATTAAAGATGGTTATGTAAATATAGATTATAGAATGTTTGAAGATTTAACTAATATTGTTATGTGTGGTGCAGAAAGAATAAAAGATAAACAAGGTTATAAAATGTTAGAAAAATCTAGTGAAAATTTAGGACATAATGAAGAACAAAAATTTGTTTTAGATAATAAAGAATGGAAAAAAATAAGAAATATTTACAAGGATTAATTATGCTTAAATCAAAACATAAAAAAATTTTAGCATATAAATGTGCTAGATGCTTTAAAGAAGATGCTTTAAAACTAGCTTGGTTTGTTGGCAGTAATTCTATCTATAGTGATAGCTTACTGTGTAACCCATGTTTTAAAGATCAATTTAATAAACTAACAACAACAGAAAAACAGGAGTGGGCTTTTTATGAGAAATAGACAAGTCAATACAAATGTTGAGGAGATTAATCACTCAATAAATAATTTAGTTAATCAATGGGGTATTAGTATAGAAGATAATATCAAAATAACACATAAAATTATTGGCTTACAAATTAAAAAAATAAGATTGATTAGAGGTAAGACATTAACAAAATGTGGTAATGCACTAGGCATATCATACCAACAGGTGCAGAAATATGAAAAAGGTTACAATGTTACTAATCCAATTCCTTTGCTTATGCTTTGTGAATATTTAACAGTATCTATTGACTATTTTTTTCAACCATTTATTGATAATAACTTAACATTTTTAAGAAAAAGGGAGAACAATGTATATCCATTCAAGACAGAGCCGTACTTGGCAAGATAGAAGAATTGATGCTATGAATCGTATCATAAAAAAAAATAAGTTTGCATCTGAGCATCTAATTGAAGAATATGTAGGTGTGTTGCAATCTAAACATAAGACAAAACAAGAATATAAAAGGGAGATGTATAATGCCAATTCATAAGACAGAGCATGGCCACACAATAGAGTTTAACGAAGAAAAACACGTTTATATCCATAACAATGAATATGTTGTGGGTATGAGTACTTTGCTTGGTAAGTTAGCAAGTCCACAATTAGAAAATTGGAAGATAAGCAATATGGTAAATGCTATTAAAAAAGAAATGGAACGACAAGAAATTCCATTAGATAAAATAGAATCTATTGTTTTAAATGCTAAGACCAATGCAAAGAAACAAGGCGATAACATTCTTAATATAGGCTCTATGGTTCACAAATATTGTGAGATGTGGCTTAAAGGAGAAAAATTTACTGACCCAAGCGACCCTGTAGTTAAAGGTTGCTTTGAAAAGTTTAAAAGATTTTGGACAAAGCATAAATTAAAAGTAGTGGAGTCCGAAAAGGTTTTATACTCTGAGAGAGGTTTCTGTGGAACTTTAGACTTAATTGCTAAAGACCCTCAAGATAATCTATGGCTCATAGATATAAAAACTTCAAAAGGCTTATTCTTAAACATGGTTCATCAGTTACATGGATATAAGTTAGCCTATGAGGAACAAACTGGTAAAAAGATAAATAAGATGTACATAGTTCGATTACCTAAAGATGGTGCAGATTTCGAGGCTAGACATATCTTATATAAAAAGGAACACCTGAAAGCATTTCTTGGATTATTAAGTTGTCATAAATCTGAGTTAATTTTTTCAGAGTCAGTACGAAAATACAATCAACTAAAAAAAGGAAAAACAAATGTATCAAAAAAATAATTATGATTTACCATTCTGTGGTTTATCAATGAGGCTATTCCCAACAGGTAAGCAATCTCCTAAGTATGAATATAGTGGAGAGGCTAGTAAAGTTAAATTTACTTGTAGCTTAACTAAAAAAAAATATAGCTTATCACAAGTGAATGATTGGTTTATGACACCAGAAGTTCAAAAATATACTAAGGCTGGTTATGTCTTAAAGTATATGACTAAGACTCAAGAAAACAGTAACCCATCTCAATATGCTAAAAGTAATTTAGAGCAGATATTTTGTTTGGTTATGGTTAAACCTTATCAACCAAGAACTGATAATGTAGATGGCTTGAAACCTATTTCTCAGGCCATGCCACCTCATGCAACTCAATTTGCACCAGATCATGCAAAGCCAGTTGAACAATCAGATATGGACGACGAGATACCATTTTAATGACTAAATTATCTGACGCACAAGAACAACTTATTAGCGATTTCTACAACTTAAAAAAAGATTTCGCTATTAAGTTAGAGGAGATACAAGCATTGTATTTAGAATGTAAAAATCATTCTAAAACGATTGATAAATTAACATTAGAAAATAAACATTTAAAACAACAAATAAAGCAATTAGAAAAAGAGGCAGAGGAGATGTTATTATACCCATGATTATTTTAGGTAGACCAATACATAGAAAACATAATAAATGGATTGTATCATTATTAACTATTGTTTTATTATTAATAATTTTATAAGGAGAGCAAATGTTGTTAAGCAATAAGTCATACGAAGAATTAGAAAAAGCATCACAAGAGTGGGCTGAGTGGCACAAGAAAAGTATTATTTTAGAAGATGGTAAAAAAGCCATGTTCAGTAAATTGTTTCTTAAATATAAATTAGAAACTAAAACAGTTATTGAGGCAGAGCATAAAGCTAGAACAGATGCTGAGTACAGAGAAATCGTTAAGCAATATGCAAATGCTGAAGAAGAATTAATTAAAGCTAGGTATCATTATAACAACTTAGATAAGTATATAAGTTTAAAACAATCTGAGTTAAAACGAGATTTAGCTTTGAATAGTAAAGTTTAACAAATTCTATTAGCGAAAGTTGATAACCATGCTCCATTTATCAGCTAATAGACAGAGTGGTCAGGGAGACTTGGCCACTTGTTAAAAAGAATTTTGGGAAGAATGAAGATAGTTTTTAAACATGGCTATCACTTTGGATTGCCCCAAAATAGCTTTAGTGGTTTTTTCTCTCTCTTACCACTAGAGTTTAAAGCTAGGGTAGGCACTCAACTGGTTCTGCTTACCCTAGTTTCTAGTAATCTCTAAATCTTTTAAATTAGTTTTTTCTGTGATTGGAGTTTCAGTATATTCGTAATCTACTATTTCTACATCTTCATGTCGTTCTAATTCATAAAGAGCATTTAAGAGTCTTGGTTTGTTAGGTGCGGTATCTACAAAACGAAACGCAATCCAATGATTATAGTCTTTCCATCTTGATGATACTTCAAACTCTACATCTATAATTACTGCGTCTATGTCCATCAGATCATATTAGCGATTTTTAGATTTTATGAAATGCTATTTTTTAGCAGTAAATTTCTTGACAGTATTTACACCAAAACTAGCACCAACTATTGTCAGAATTATTATCCAAAAGTAATCACTAGCATATTCTAATATTTCCCAACCTCTTTGCATAGTGTCTTGGAATTGTGGTACAAAATGAAATAAAAAAACTAAACTGAACACCACAACTAACCATTCATCTTTAAAACTATTTTCTTGTTGTCTTATTTGTTCTACCGATACTGTTTTAACAGCTTCTATTTCTTTAGCTTTTATGATCTTATCTTTTTCTAATTTATGTTGAATTGCACCAATAGTTTTATTAGCGATTATCTTTGTTATTGGGTTTGATAATAATTTAAGCCAGATCATAAATAAGTATTAGCAGTTAAAATAATTAATGCTGACCAATATAGCACAAGGAAAGAATAAATTAAATATAGGAATTTCATTGACTCCTAATATTCCTTATTTTTTATTTTTCAATAATTCTTTTGCTAATTCGCAATAATGGATAATCTTATTCCATTTCTCTACTGGGTCTTCTCCAGCTTTATTTCGGAGTGCGTATTTTATTATATTACCTTGTATGAAATCAAGATTATTTTGGACGATAAACTCGATTGGCTGTATCTTATACTGTTTATAATGATTGCCACCTATTTGCTTATCAATGGCTCTCTGCGTGGCTGTATGGGGCTTTAAAGTAGTTTTCCTATCCATTTTCCAGATTTATCTTTAATAAAAGGCTCAATTATTGGAAGTCCATTTTTAATAACAGAACAACCAATGAGTGGTCTAGCTTTTTGAACTTTGTTATATCTAAAGGCAAGGGATTTATTATCTATCATGCAACCCACCTGTAAGCCATAATACAAGCCTAAACTGTTGCCATACCATCTACAACCCATTGAACTGTGATAATGTCCTTGTACACAACTCATTCCCATGCTTTGTGCTAATTTTAATACATCTGCTGTTTTACCATGACAGAAATAAACTTTACCAAGTGGAGTATCTATTGTTAGATCGTCATGCCATTTCCAACCTTTACCAACTTGTAAAAATTCATTGTAATTTCTTAAATATGCTTTTGGTATTCCATGCTTTAATGCTTTTCTATAAACTAAACTTCCGTGATTAGAGTCCATCAAATCCATTTGTGGAAATATTTTTTCTAATTCATGTATAGTAGGTAAAGACATTTTTAATTCATCTCCAGCACTAGGTAAGTCAGGGTCACTATCGTGAAATGATAATGCGTGTTTATCTAATTCGTCTCCAATATGTATGACTTTATCAAATGAATATTTTTTTTTTAACAGTTTCAAATAAGGTATTAATTCAGGTACATGGTAGGGTATATGTGTATCGCTGATAATCAGAACTGACTTATAAATCATACAAGTATGTGTTGTATATTATTTTGATAAAAAGTAAAGCACTTGGGCTATAAACAATAAAGCTACTGCACCTACACCATACATAATTAAATTTGTTAGGCTATCAAACTTTTTATCTAATTTTTCATTTATCTTCTCTATGTCCTCGTGCATATGAGCAAGATGATTATTTTTAATTGTTGAAATATCTTTTTTTAATCCTGTTACATGACCATACAACGATACGATATGTTCGCCAGTTGTTCTAGGTCTCTTAGCCATTAGCTTTGAACAACTTTCTCTAGGATTAATTCAAATCCACCAGATATAGAACTTGTTGCTGAAGATTTTGCTCTCATTTCAATATCTGTTTTAGCTGGTATTATTTCTGGTACATGAAAGTTTTTTTCAGTAAATCCACCTCTTGTAGTTACAAATGATCTAGTATTCCAAGAGTTTCCATTATCAAGTTCTTTAATTCTAAATTTAATTTCATTTTCTAAATCTTTTGAACTACCTACATCTAATTGAACTAAATAAGCCTGATAATTTCTTGGTACTGTATAAACACACATTAAAGTTTGACCATATGTGGGCTGAATTTGTGCTACAGTTGTTGATGATACAGTTATTGTGATTGTTCCAACATTTGTATCTCCTGTATTAGCATTAATCATTCTTGCTCTAAATACTCTTATAAAAGAAGTTGTTGATGCAGAACCACCTATTGTGATTGTTTCTGTTGCTAGATCGTAATTAGAATCTAATCCTACAATTTCTATTGTTCCATTATTATCTGAGCCTGTATCAGATGAAGTTGCAGTTGCAGTACTAGGAGAAGTTATAAAAGTATAATCTCCCCCACCGTCCCAGATTGTTTCAAATGATGTGCCTACTGAAGAATTATATCCAAATTTTTGTATGGCTTGGAAATTATTTACATCTCCTCTTTGTATAGAGAATCCAAACGGCATATTATAAACATTACTTATCATTTTTTACTCTTTTTCTTTTTCTTCTTCTTTTTCTTCATTGGTCGTTTATTAATAAACTCTTTCAATGTTTTTGATGTAGTGAAACCGATCATTTTGTCTTTCGCTTTCTTCTTAAATCAATATCATGTTTTCTGCTACCTCTCAAGAATGAATTAACTCTAGCCATTGACCAACCAGCCATAGATATTTTTGGTCTTGAACCTGATGATAGCCAAGCACCTTGTCCTCTACGATAAACTTTCTTTAATTGACTTAGTGTGATGTTTTTTCTGTTTTTTGCTTTTGCTCTTAATACAGAGATAACTCTAGCAGATAATGGTTTTCTTTTTACAGCCATTACTTAACTCTTGCTTTAAACATTGATAAAGGAATAGTAGCACCAGATTTATATGCTTTGGCCATAGCTTTAAGTAAATTTGCTCTTGATGATCTTTTTGCACCTTTAAGACCTGATAGATATTTTTTAGGTATCTTTGTCTTTTTATCTTTTGCGACTTTTCTTTTTTTTGCCATGTGCTGAATCTTTCATTAAACGACCATCAGGCATATAATGATAACCTTTAGGTGCTTTCTTTCTTTTTTGTTTTACCATTACTTCTTCTTTTTCTTTTTAGTTTTTTTCTTCTTCATTTTTGGTTTCATTTTTCCATAATGTCCTGGCATAGCTTTCTCCTATTTGTTTGCGTTTCTCATTATACTGGCCAAACTTTCACATCTTTTTGTGGTTTGTTTGTGCCAATTACTATCTATCATTTCTTCACTAGCTTTTAAATAGTTTTGTTGCTTTAATGCTTCCCACATTTTTTTGAATTTCATTACTCTTGGTTTGCCTAATTGAAAACACATTTCAACAATTACACCAAAAACTATGTGATTATGCTCTATATCTCTTAGTAATTCTCTAGCTGAATCTAATGCTATTTTAAAATCATTATCAAAAACTTCTTCAAGAGTTTCTTTGTCATAAGCAACACCCTCAACAAAGTTATCGGAATCCAATACCAAATGACCATAGCCGATAGTACGAAAACCCAAGCTATCGGAATACATAGTGTCCCGAAACCCCTCATGTTGCTTGATTCTTTCTTTAATTTCTTCCATATATTATTTTTCCAATGTTTTAATATATTGATAAATTTTATCATAATAAAGCAAGTGAGTATGTGGTGTGGAGGTAATACCCACTTGCAGATGATTTATAACATTTTAGGGTTATAAAATCAATTCAGTTAAATTACTATTTGAACCTATTGTACCTTTATAAAAAGTATTAAATGCTAAACTTACTCTAGTATTATTACCTTTTTTTGTATCTACTTGATGAGTTGTTGATGATGGAAACATTACTAATTGACCAGTTTCTAATGCAAACCACCATGTTTCAGAGTTCCAAATATTATATTGATCTATTTCTGGTTTTATTTGTTGATAGCCTTTTGAATTAGTAAATTTAATTTTATCATTTTCTTTATCACAATCAAAATATAATACACCAGATACTATTGAATTAGGGTGTGAATGTTGATGATGATATTGATTTTCTTCTGTATAATTTAACCAAGATTGAGTGATATAAAGTTCTATATTATTTTTTGGAGATATAATTCTTTCTAAATAATCTTTGCAACATTGATCTAAAAACTTCTTAATATTTTTAAACTCTTTTCTGTTTAATATGTAATTATCTTTTGTGTTAATATTTCCAGCATTTTTAGTACAATGATTTTTTTGTTTATCTACAAATTGTAATTCTTGCTTTGTAAATGGTCTATCTAAATTATTCATATAGATAGGTGTTGGAAATAAATTTTGTATTACAGCTTGTTTCACACCACTAATTTAATATTTATTCTTTTATCGTTAAATCCCATGTTTGAGTTGTTTCGTTCCAAACATAGTAATTATTATTATTAATTTGTTCTTGTGTCAATTCTGGTCTTGCAACTGGTGCTTCCCATTGACAAGTTGTTTCGTTTAGTGTCCAACTATTATAAGGTTTAGGTGGAATAAAAGCATCTCTGTCTTCATCATAGGTATATCCTATTCCAGCAAAATTTTTTCTAATATTTCCATTATAAGAAGTTTGTTTCCAAATTGACCAACCAGTAAGTTTAGTTAAAAAATCAATCCCATTAACTTCTTGTTCAACTCCATTTGCATCTAACAATTCATTATTATGAACTGTTAATACATCTATAACTTTTGAATTTAATCCTATTTTTGCAAAATGTGCCATTATTGTGTGTAACTCCCTGAACCTGTAAATGTTAAAACTGTATCTGTTCCATCTGTTGTAACAGTTGGAGAGCCTGTTGTTGTGCCTGAATAAACTGAAGTTGGTAATCTTAAAATAACAACTCCTGAACCACCACTTGCAACACCATAAGTTCCTCTACTACCTCCAGCACCACCTCCTGTATTTGCAGTTCCATTCTGTCCAACACCGCTACCACTACCATCTCCTCCACCGCCAAGACCTCCTGTACTATCACCAGTACCACCCCCACCAAAACCAGCACCACCTCCACCACCACCAGCATAATAAGTAGCAGTTCCTGTTATTGAATTTTGTAAACCATTTCCCCCATTTCCAGCACTACTAGGTTCATTATGATCTCCACCTACAGCACCAGCACCACCTCCACCACCAGCAAAAGTATTTCCTCCAGCATCTCCACTTCCACCATTATTTCCTTGACTTGGAGATGTACTAGGTGTGTTACCTGATCCACCTGTTGCACCATTACCTCCACCTCCTCCACCACCAGAACCTCCATTAGCACCAGCATTAGCAGTATTATCTCCAGTTCCACCAAAACCTCCTCCAGCAGAAGTGTAACTAATTCCTGTTCCTGATATAGAAGAATTACTACCATTAGCAACAGGTGAACCTCCAGCACCAACTACAATAGTATATGTAGAACCAGCTAAAAGAGTTTCTGAAGTAAAACTTCTATAACCTCCAGCACCACCTCCACCTGAACTATATTGAGTACCAGTTGTTGTGTTTCCACCACTACCTCCTCCAGCTACTACTAATATATCTGCTGTAGCATTTTGTGGAGTTTCTAAAGTAACATCATCATCTGAATTAGGTATCCAACCTTGTGTAGTACCAGAATAAACAAATCTTACTGATTGACCATTAACATCATAAACAGGATTAGGAGAAGAATATCCTTGAAAATTTAAACTGTTTTGATTTATTGTAACATTATTAGTTCCCCATGTTCTTGCATAATCAACTATTTCTACAGTATCTCCAACACTTGCTGATGCTGGAAGTGTCATTGTTACTGCACCACTTGTTGTGTTAATCCAATATCCTTCTCCAGCTACTGCTGTAAATGCAGAAGTTTTAATTGATGATTGCCAATCTGTTCCACCAGAAACATCTGTAAAAGAAAGATTGCCAGAACCATCAGTTTTTAAAACTTGATCTGCTGTACCATCAGCACTTGGTAAAGTAAATGTTATATCAGATGCAATACTATCTGATGCTTTTAAACCAACATAATGTGAACCATTATCTGTATCTTCTGGTAATCTTATTTCTGCACCAGCAGAGGCACTTCCACTAATTGAAACTGGAGATGTTAATGTTACAGAACTATCTAACCAATTAACTGTATTAGCTGAATAATCTATTGTTGCTAAAGATATGTCATCTGCACCATCATAAAATTTTAAAGTTGGGTTAGTTGCTGAAGTTGTGTCTAACCAAATTGTTCCAGCAACTGCTGAACTTGGTCTTGATGTTCCTGAATTAAGAGTATTTAATGCACTTAAACTTTCATTTAATTTTGATCTAAATGATGGAAATGTTTGATTGTCTATTGTTATTTGAGTTGTTTGTGCCATGATGCGTTTATACTCTTTTTATTTTCATATATCAATAGCCCTTAGCTATGTAATCAAAATCTCGTGAAATTGCTGTATTAGAACTGTTGAAAAATGATACATCAAAACCATTTATTGTTTTATTAGAAACTGTAAAATAATCTCCAGTAGCCATATTTTCTCCCGTGATTCCTACAGCATAACTTGAAGTTTTAAATGGATTTGTAAATGTTACAGTATAAGTTCCAGCACCAGAAGTTATATCATTTCCACTAAATATTCTATCTTCCATATCAATAGAAATAGATAATCCTGTTATAACAGGTGTTGTTAATTGATCTCTTGAAATAAAATAAGCTCTAAATTTAAAATATCTAGCTGTATAATCTCCAATAACAAAATTTTTAAAATCTGTATAAGTAACTCCATCATTTGATAAAGCTATTTCTAAATGTGCATTTGAATTAGATGCGTAATCTCCATCAAATGAACCTGTAGCAGAATCAAACAATCCACTTTTTGAATCAAATAAATCTGTTGGGTCTTCTGCAAATTGTGTAATTGTTGCTGTAACTCTAGCTGTATGAATAGCACCTATATCAACTGGTGCTGAAAATTCATAAATACCATCTAAATTAAGATTAGTAAGTCTTAACTGATTATTAGATAATGTTAAATTTGTTTTACTACCAGAAAATATTGGGTCTTCACTTTGTGTTGCAACTGAATTAAAGTTTCCAATACTTGATATATTAGTTACTATATTTGTGGCTGAAATTGAAAAATTATTTAATTTATCTACAGCTTTTATAAGGTAAGTTCCAGTTCTAGCTGGAACTGAAATTGAAGTTGCTGGTCTTGATACTTTTTCAATTAAAGAAACACTATTATTCCATTCTGCACCACTTGTTAATGTTGAATATCTTATTTGATAATGTGAAAGGTCTACATCAGGTATCTGTTCCCAATTTAAGTGAGCCTCTGAACCAATAATATTACAACTGAAATCTGTTACATCAGATGGTGGTTCTGTACTTCCAACAACAGTATGTTGAGCAGTTACATAAGTTGATGAAACTCCGAAAGTATTTACAGCTTTTACACGACAATCATAAACACCTTGTTCTTTAACATTTAAAACTCTATGATTTAAACCACTACCTTGTGCATAGATAATATAATCTGAATCTGTGCTTAATTTATATTCTACTTGGTAATAATCCACAAAACTATCAGTACTTGCACCTATAGTTATATCTAAAGCAATAAGTGGTGTTTGGTTATATTCAATTAAAGTATCTCCTAATGTAACACTTGCTGGTGGTTGAATAGTAAATGGATTAGGAAGATTAGTACTAGGTGCTGTTGTTTGTTGTGATTTTTCCGCCCAAGTAAAATGATTATTTTGGTGTTCCACTAAATCTAAACCTAATGTGTAATCAGGATTAAATTTCATAGATAAAATTCTAAAAGGTTTTGCAGAATAACCTAAAGAACTATGAGTAACATTAACAATATCTCCTATTGCTAAATCATAAGCACTAAAAGAAACATTAATTGAAAGTCTAGTAGATTCTCTAGTTCTTCTTAA